CATCAGGACTTCCCCCCAATGCCTAGCCCCGCCGCTTTCATCTCCGTATACAACGTTCCTGGCATGTCTGCCAAGGGACTTCGTGGTGTTGTAGCTTGGCTTCGTAGGCAGGCTGACTATATACAGAAGCATCCGCATGAGTTCTCCGATACCACCTACGAAGCTGCTTATGAGTATCAACCGGATATTTATAGAGCCCCTCCAAAGAGAGCAAGGCAGTGGGGAGACTATAAAGAAGGCAACACCTGGGGAGGCTATGGCGCAGACAAGAAGAAAGTCGCCAAGAAGCCCCCAGCCGCCAAGCGAAAGAAGGCTAAGAAGAAACCAAAGAAGCGGAGGACATATTACTAATGGCTCGACAAGCAGTGAAACATCAATCTGGCGCAGCTAGCCACGACAACCATATGCCTGTGATAGCTGATAGCGATGTACCAGGAGGCGGCATGTCTGCATCTGAAAACAGAATGGTCAATCATAAGGGGCGGACCTTAGGAAACTATGGCTCCCCGAAGGCTACCACTGATGGCAAGGATACCAGCAAGAACGCCAAGAACAAGATCAGCGGCCCGGCTGGTCTACTGACCAAGGAGCAATCTCCCACAAGCTGGCCTCAGAGCCGCAACAGGGGGAAACACTACAAGTGAGGAACGGCCGTTCCGAAGAGACCCTAATCAGCGAGCTAATGCACAACGCTCAGGCGTCTGGCAATAGAACACTAGAGCGTCGCATGGCTGATCTGACGGTCTGGTTCTACAAGAACCGCGACAGGATACCCCGAGATAATCTGGCCAGCCGCCAGGCCTTCTTGGAAAAGGCCTTCTGGACTATGCTTGAAGTGAATGCCCTTCTGTTGGAACGCAACCACGAGCTGGAGGCCCTCCGTAAGGGAAGGTCGATGCTCTGGATACCCAACGGTATGAAGGTCAGCGAGGACCAGCAGTATGGTTAGCAAGGCCGAACAGGAGAAGCGGCTAAACCGCCTGGACACCATGGATAGAGGCCGCGAAGCCGGCTTTGCTCTGGCCGTCGTAGTCCCCCTAATCAACACCAGAATAACCGGCTATGTTCAGCAGCTAGCTGGTATGTATCGAAGCGGCCAGTATACCCACGACCAGCTACTCGGCAAAGTCGCCGAGATAACATCCATGCTGAACCTTATATCCGACCTAGAGTCCTCCCAACGAGTTGGTGATATAGCAGCGCAGAAGGAGCTTGGAGATGGCCCGGAGACCCAGTAAGAACCAAAGCGGTTTTCCTGAGAGTGGTGATGAGTTTCCTATGGAGGATGAGCCGCCCAAGCCGAAGCCCCAGGAAGACCCTGTAGACCCAGATGAGGAAGAAGACGACGAAATCGAGGAGCATGAGCCGTCCTCTGAACCAACCGTCGCCGAGCTGCAGCGGCAGATACAAGAGCAGAACGCCAAGCACGAGCGCGACTTAGCTGAGCTGCGGCGCAACCAGGTTCCGGCCACTCCAAAGGAACCCAAAGCGGAACCTCCCAAGACGGATTGGAAGAACTACCTGTTCACCAACCCTGAAGAAGCCGTCGCCCAGATCAAGAAAGAAGCCAAGGATGAAACCGCTGCTGAGATGCGTTCCCAGTACGAGCGCGACCAGGGTCAGCAGCGGTTCTGGGAAGGCTTCTACGACAAACACAAAGATCTTAAGGATGACGACGATCTGGTCAAACTAACCCTGAACAGCAATCTGGCTACCTTGGCAAATATTCCCGTGGCCGATGCTATGAAAAAGTTGGCCGACTTGACACGCGAACGCATTCTCCGATACTCGGGCGGGGCGAGACCAAAAGGCCGGAAGGCTTTTGCTGAAGGATCGGGAGTCCCCAGTGCCAGACGTGCTGCCCCCGTGGAGGCCGAAGTGACCAGCCTTGCAGACGTTATCCGCGCTAGGCGTAAGAACCGCCGCGCTACTGCTGCATAATCGGAGAGCTTAGATGCCACAGTTTACTTGGACATTCGATGCCCCGACGGGTACTTACAAAAACCACACCCTGGCGGCTAAGCTCTACGAGGCTGCAGTCGAGAATTCGGTCTTCGTAGATCATGTTCGCACCGTAGACGGCTACGGCCGCAACAACGGTGAGACCGTCACTCTTACTAGGGTCCAGAACATTACCGAGCCAGTCTCGGCGGACCTCGAGGAAACTACCCGCATCCCTGAGGACGAGTTCAACCTCTCCAGCAAGGCCATCACGGTCAAGGAGATCGGCCGAGCTGTTCCCTTCACCTCCCTGTCCCAAGACCTGTCGAAGTTCGACACTGAAAATCCAATCCAGCGGAAGCTGCGTGACCAGATGCGCTTGGTGCTAGACACCAAGGCAGCGGTGGCCTTTAAGAAGGCGAGCGTCAAGTACGTTCCTACCGGCGCAGCTACCAACAATATCACTACAAACGGGACGCCCGGCGCTGCCGCGACGGCCAACTGGAACCTCTTCCACATTGAGGAACTCCGGGACTATATGTTCGATACCCTGCAGACGCCACCCCTAGAGGGTGACGACTATCTGGCTATCGTCCGAACTCTCGGCCTCCGTGGTATCAAACGCGACAGCAAGTGGGAAGAGTGGCATAAGTATCAGGATGCCCAGGCTAAGTACAACGGCGAAGTCGGCCGGATCGAAGGCATCCGCTTCATCGAGACAAACCACGCGCGGGCGCTAGGCAAGATCGGAACTGGTTCTGTCCTCGGCGAGGGAGTTGTCTTCGGTGAAGACGGTATTGCTCTCGCAGAAGCGATGAGCCCTGAGCTGAGGGCTGCCATCCCTGGCGACTTTGGCCGTTCCAAGGCCGTGGCCTGGTACGGCATTCTGGAGTTCGATATCATCTGGGACACCGGCAACCCTGGCGAGGCCAGGATCGTCCACGTCGCCAGCACCTAAGGAGCCCCCGATGTACGATCATCAGAAAATCGACCAGACTATCGTTGCAGCAGCGGATATTGTCACCGCTGCTGACCCTATCGCCCTGGCTAGGCACTTCATCGGCTATCAGCCTATTATGGTCAGGGCAGTGTGGGCCGTTCTCACTGTCATCAACACAGTTGCTCCCAGCATCCTGACCTTTAAGTACAGGCCAGTGGTCGGAAGTGCTGCCGGTGAGGTTGTATTGGGAACTGTAACCATTCCCATCAATGCTCCTATCGGCACCATGTACTACGAGAAGGTGACCACGGAGCCCCCGAAGTGTCTCCCTGGCGGCGAGATCGTCGTGCAGACGGATGGCGGCGGAACAGCTGGCAATGCCACCCTTGGCTTCTTTGGCGAGTTTAGCTGGGATGTCCCCGCTAACAATGCCAAGATGATCGCCGCATAATGACATTCTCCCTAAGAACCCACATACCCAAGCGCAAGGACCCTGAGGGGAAGATTGCACGTTCTAATCTATACGTGCGGATCAACCACTCAGATGGTCCCCCTCTGTTTATCCAGGGGGGTAACTTCTACAGCGAGGGCGGTCAGCTGGTTAAGAAGGACCAGCTCCCAGATTGGGTCGACGAAGCTCTCGACCAAATGACTCCTCTTGCAAAGCGAGAGTGCGGTCTGGAGAAGTAAGTGGCAACTGGCGTAATCCATACTAATCCGGCTCCCGGCGTGTACGTAGCCGAGTGGGGCAACCTTGCGACTATCGAGACAGGCGTTGCAGCTTCGATACCAATGGAGTGTGCATCTCGATCTGTCCAGGTCAGCGGCGTGTTTGGAGCTGCTGGTTCTGTCGCTATCCAGGGGTCCAATGACGGAGTAGTATGGGCCCCCTTAAGCAATAGCTTCGTAGCCACTGCTCTAGCTATAACAGCTGCAGGCATCCACGACATTCTGCAGTCCACTCGCTTCATCAGGCCCGTGGTAACGGGAGGCGACGGAACGACAGCACTGAAAGTTACCATAGCAGCGGTATGACGTGCCACTATCCAATGCCAGAGAACTTAAGGAAGATGTATTGTTTCGGGCCTCTGAACCTCTAACGGGATCAGGCTGGAACACGAAGGTTATAGACTATATCAATAGAGTCTATCGCACCCTGTCAACTGGAGCTTCCGAGTTCCTTCCTGAGTATGTCGAAGACTGGTGGTGGATGCGCCAGGAGGCGTCTATCCTCCTTGAGCCTGTCTACGACACAGGCACGGTCGCGGTCATCCAGGGATCGACTGCAATCACCTTCAATCCGGCCCCAGCAGACTCGCAGGCTGGCAGACGCCTGCGTATCAAGTCCGGTTCAGCGCCTCCTGATCTTTTCGTGATTGCCACTCACACAGCAGGTGCTGGACCGGCAGTTCTGGATGGGGCCTATACAGGTGAGACCAACGTCGCCGCTTCGTTTGACAGCATGAAGGTTGAGTATGCTCTGTCTTCAGCGGTCCAAGTTCTGATGAGCCCTATCGTAGCCTTTCAGATGCCAGACCGTATCTTTGGCGTTCCTCCTGAGCGTATGGACGAGCTGTTTCCGCTGGTCAGGCTGCGGCCTGGCATTCCCCAATGCTTCGCATTGGAAGATGAACGCACCGTCCGCTTCTCCCACGGTGGGAAGACCGACGGCAAGCAGATGCGTGTCGAGTATCGCTTTAGGCCCTTCGTAACAGACCTGACAGACAGCATCAGCAGCATCCCGCTGGTTCCGACGCAGTGGATGCACGTTCTTTCAGATATGGCCCTGGTCTATGTACTCCTGGACAAGAACGATGATCGAAGCAATGCGGCTGCTCTTGGGGCTCGAACAGGACTGGCCGCCATGCTCAAAGAAAACCGCCGTAGAAATGTCAAGATGGACTATCTGGCTGGCCACATCGCCCCTCGCGCGGGTAGTAAAGCGAAAGGTCCGCTCCGTACTGAGTCGGGTCTCATAATAGGATGACCAATGGCCTACAGGGGCGTAACAGTAAAGCTCCCCGTTGGGAGCCAGGGCTTTACGGGCACCAGGAACCCTAGCCAGGCTGGTCCTGGCCATCTTACCCTAGTCGACGGCGCTGAGCTAGATGGAGGCATCATTCGAAAGGAAGGTGGTGCTCAAAAGGTCAATCCTAGCGCCCTTGATGGGGGGGCCACTATAGTCAGCGGAATAAACTGGAACCCCGTCTCAGGCGTGCAGCATGATGTTATCTTCCTCAGCAATGGCACTGTACGGCAGGATAGTGGAGCTGGCACCTTTCCTACATCCATGGTCGCTGGCCTTACCAATGTCAGAGAGCCTCCTCCCTTCTTCTTGACAGCTGGCGGCGAAGCTGTTGGTGCCTCCCGCAAGCTGTTCATGTTCAGCTCTCCCAACCAGGTTCAGGTAGCCCTTGGGGGTGCAGCCACGATGGCTGCCATAGGCGCCCCACCTGCAGATTGGGCAGCCGGAGCGTTTCCAACCTTTGGAGTGCAACATGGCGCTAGGGTATTTGGAGGCGGTAACGGAAGTGACCCACATAGAATATACTACAGCACAATCACCGACCATGGAAATTTCACTGGAAGCGGCAGTGGAACACTGGCTATATATCCTGGTGAGAGTGAGCGACTAGTAGCAGGCCTATCCTTCAGGGGAGCTCTGATCCTCTGGAAGTATCCCTTTGGTATCTATGTTGTAAACACATCTGATCTAACCCCTGCCAACTGGTCTGTTACTAGGATGACCAGGGCGGTTGGAACCCTCAATCAGCATTCCGTCGTCCAAATTGAGAACGATGTCCTCTATATGGACCATGTAGGCAACGTCCATATACTAAGTGCTACCCAGGAATTTGGAGATATGAACACAAGCGATCTGAGTAAGGTCGCCACCCTGGAGCCCTTTGTAAGGACAGAAATCAATCGAACGGTTATCCGTCGTGTAGTAGGGGCGTGGTATGCGGCAAAGAAGCAAGCGTGGTATACTCTTCCTCGGACTGGTAGTACTGATAACAATCTACGCCTTATCATTGGGTTTGAACAGCAACCTACACCCCAGGGAGCTGCTGCTCCCCGCTTCTTCATGTCCCGTAGAGA